TTCTAACAGTAAACCCCCATCTGCTGTTTTCATAGTTGCGTGTTGATCTGCACTAGCCAAACCAGTTTCATCTACTGGTGGAAATTGTACTGTATCAGATTGAAAATTTTTATCAGGGTTTGTAAAGTTTACTATAACTCTATTATATCTTGAGTTTTTATTTTTACTGTTTACTGATATACCACCAATAATATTATCCTCTGTAAGTGTTATTGATGCTGATCCACTAGTTTCAACTAATATATTATAGATACCTTTAGAGAAGTTTAAATAAGACCTGGAACCCCTTACAAATTCTTTTACGTTATCAATAGCTTTTTTTGATGTATCTACGACTGTGTGGCTATCCATTAAATCTATCTGACTTGCTCCACTATAAGGTGTAATATTTGCATCGCATACATCTGTTGCAGTTTGCCAGTCTGCAAAATTGCTATCAAAATAATTGTTAGCTATACCCATTCCAAATCTATCGTTTCTTAAATAGTCTAATAGTTGCAATATAGGGTTATCAGAATATTCCCATGTTGAGCTTGTATCTGCTCTATGGCTACCACTACCACCAGTTACAGTACCATCTAAGTTAGGATTATAAACTTTTTTACCTTCTACTACTGCTTGAACTGTGGGTAGTGAACCAAATTTATCTTGATTCCATTCAAACCTTATAGCTAAATAACATAATCCTCTTAATCTGT